GAAAGGATCAAGGTCCGTATAAATCGTGACCATGATAAGTGTCTTCGAGGTCTAAAAGAAGCCTCGAACCACTTCCGTCAGGTTCTCTTTGGAGATCCTGCTGATAAGAGCCTACTTCATAGGCTTATACCTAGGTGTTTATCCGATGGATTGACACCTAAAATACTTCGCACGTTCGGGTTTCTCGGACGTGCTTTGCCACCTTTGGTCGATACCAATGTGGCATATGAAGACTGGAAGGCGACAGTTACGACTGAAGCTCCCTGGTCATCGTCTTCTACAGATGTTAGCATCTTTGAAGACGTAATATATGAGGAAGCAACGAGGATTCGTTCTCTGCGCGGTCGTGCGACCACGAGAGACCGTCTCTTTGTTGCTACCCTCACTAACTCCGCGTGTGCTGAGCGCACGAGGAGCGTCGGCGGATATATGTCCTGGGCACAAGATCGGCGTTATTACACCGATCCAGTCCAAGTCGCACTGGCTATAAGTCCGGGGTATTTCCCTGGAACAAGGACACCAATGCCCGCTGATCCAAAAGAGCTTCAACATGTTTTGAAGTCTCTTCAGGTTCCACTCCAAATTATGGATCGGAGCCTTCTACGTCATGATTCGACGTTGTCACCTCGTTTACGTTTCGTCTGGGGACATGGTACCCCGGAAGAACGTTATTCATTGCCCGCTGTGGTCTTTGTACCATCACGCGGTGCTAAGATACGAGTGGTGACGAAGCATCATGCCGCTGATGTAGAGCGAGTCTCACTAATGCGAGATCGCCTTCTACCAATCGTTAGGTCCCAAAAATGGTTCCTTAACGACACGAGTATTCCGATTAAATTCGGAGCTCGTCGAGGAGATTATTTATTCTTCTCCGTGGACTTTTCTAAGGCCACCGACACCATCACACGTTGTGCGTTTGATGCCGTCATAAAAGGGCTCGATATTGACCCTTCCCGGTACCCGATCTATGGTGGATCGGTTATCCGTGGTCCAGACGGGGATCTTGTTATTCCTGTAAGAGGATGCCCTATGGGCATGCCCTTATCTTGGACCTGTTTAAATATTATACATGCTTCGATCATGAAGATGTGTAATATTCCAATGACGAACTACAGGATCAATGGCGATGATGCCTTGATCTATGCTTCTAAAGAGCAGTTCGCATTATATAAACAAGTTTCTAGTTTCCTAGGACTTTGTTTAAATATGGCAAAGACTTTCATTTCGAAAGATAGAGCCATATACTGTGAACATGAATATCGCATGTCCACTTCTGCTCGAA